CGAGTGATTTTATCGATGCGAGTGACGTCTACCATTTAGTTCTCTTTATTTTTATTTATTCTACAAAAACAACCTCTACGCAACCAGGGAGTAAACTAGTTACGAGTGCTCCTATAGTAAAGACAGCCGGAAAGATAATATTCAATACATCACACTCGGTGAGTGGATTCTTTCCACTTAGAATATCGACAACCTTTTTCAGTGCCTTAAAGATGGTTCCTACGATAGGAAACTGACTCAGAATAAACGCAGGTGCCTTTGCAATGATATCATATATCTTAACCAGCAGATCACCCTTAAAGAACCTGCGGGCCTTCTGGATCAATTCTTTGAAAGCGTCTTCGACCTCGTGAAAGTCGAATTCTGCAATCACGATATCTTTCTTGTTCAGATCAACGTCAACATAATCTCCAACCCTTCCAAGCAATGGAATGTTAATATCGAGAACCGTGTCGATTGCTTCCCTTAACAGCGCTTCTGCGGTATCTTCAAGTATTTTACCGCTTAACACATCCTCTTTGATTTGCTTTATTTTTCTTTTGTAGTCTTTAATTAGTTGATCAAATGCTTTCTCGATAGCAACAGTCGGATCGATCGAAGAGAATACAAGATCATAGATTGGCTTCCCGATGATTGGAATCGCTTTTACGATCTTCCCGATTGCTTCCGTGGCCGCACCGATAAAGTCGTTGATTAGTTGGTTGAACCAATTCTTTACCTTATGCCACAGTTCTTCTGCTTCGAGATCCGGCGATTTGATTCCAAGATCGCCGTTGAACGTCGATTCAATATCTGCAAAGAAAGCCTTTACAGATTCGATATCTTCCTTGATCGCATCCTTTACTTTCTTCTGGCCGTCTTTCGTAAACAGGTCTGCAATAACCGGGTCGTAGCCATCAGCCGTTACACCGATAAAAGGAATCGGCACTTCAAACGGATTCGGTACTCCGAGAACGCCTATGATCGTAAGAAGAATATCTACAACTTCTTTTTTAAAAAATTCTTCGATGTCTTTCGATAGCTCTCGCGCCCTGTATTTTGCCTCGAGTTCGAGTGATTTCAAACTACCGAACGGCTTTGTTGTAACCGGGTCAAGGGTCTTCGTCGTAAGTTCTTCGATAGCAATTGCGGCAGCAATGACTGCAAGAGAACACTCATCATCGAGCTGAAGTCCTATTGTAGAAACCTTCAGGCGGTTCGTCGTTCTAGCAATGTTTTTAAAATAGGCATCAAGATCCTTCTTGTTTACCTTACCGTCTGGCGCACACTCCAGTTTAGGAATTTTTGGTAGTTCGAGGACGATCGACATTAGCCATTCAACCCAACGATCGGTGCACGAATATTCACCACGCCGGACTTCGAAGCAATATCGATATCGCCGTCAGAGTTGATTTGAATCTTACCTTCATTAGCTACAATTTGTAGATCACCCTTTACAACACTGATTGAGTGGTCGTTCATGGTGACGCTCACCGAGTCCTTCATCGACTTGGTAACGATCGAGCCGTCGGGGAAGATCTCAACATAGGCGCCGGACTTGTGATATACGTGAATACGCTCTGCTGTCGGCGTATCGTCGAGTTCAAGCACGTGACCAGATGAGGTCGTAATCGTCTTGTTGTGTGGATACTTAGCAGCGTATTCGGTCTTCTTCTCACCGAGTTCTGTGATATATTGTTTCTGAACCGGCCCTACACCGCGCGCGTGCCTTGAAATAGAGTGGTCGGCTTCGTTAGGGACATATGCAACAGATCCTATTACATAGGAAAGTGTATCATTAATCCTAAATCCAACTACTTTAGAATCTTTAGTTAGCCCTACCGGTGAAACGCCAGATCCTTTAGCATTTGCTCCTGTAGGTGGCATAAGAACGTGTGACCAAAACAGGTCGTCAGGACTTACTCTATTGCTATGGCCAAGGGTCTCTTTGACCTTTACACGACCCAGCTTTTCAGGATCGTCTACGTCTACAATTTCGCCTTCAAACCATTTTTGAATATTCATGATATTTCCTACTTGGTTGGTCTTGGCATTTCACCGCCATAACCATCTTTTACAATCTCAAGCGCCTGCATATATTCTGCGCCTTCATTGAAAGAAAGAATGTGACGGCACTTAGTTACTAAATAGTTACCAGCAAGAACCTCGTTGCTCTCAACAAATGGTCTGTCTTCTCCAAGAGTAAGACCAGTATGTTCTGGAATATCACATGTAATTACATCGCCGATCGTCACTGTTGTATCGCCGTATACGGTAATATGAGCAACTGTGTTAAAAAGAAATGAGAGATAATATGGTCTTAAAGACCTTGCTTCGGCCTGCTCTGCTGTTTCAACCGTCGGATCATAATATACTAGTTCGATTCTACCTTCATCTTTCGAAAGCTCGTTCTTTGTTGTTAGGTTTTGACTGATAGAACCTTTGTTTAAAGATATAAACTGTATTTTTGCTGGATCGACAGTATACGGATCGACGGCTCCAGTAATAAGATTCTTTCTTTTAATTAATACTTTACCGCCACCAAGCAGTCTTGTAACGTTCTGATTGCCGGTCTGAATTACTTTCAGGCCGAGGATATTTCTCCAACGAGACCCGGTTACTGAGACGTCTGCCAAAGCAACTTGAGTGAAGTACTTATCGCCGATCTTTTTCTTTCCATCGTCGATCAAACCTTCAAACGTCTTGAAGTGGTATCCTTTGCTATTCTCATAAAACAAGAAGCAGTGTCCACTATACTTACTCGACATAGACTTAAGTCTTATTTGATCGATTGCTTCAAATGGAGTGAGCTCTGTAAAATTGCAAGCCTGCAACCCTTGAGTTTTTTCAAAGAAATATTTTTTATCTGTTTCTACAAGTTGAAGAAGCGCATTGATAATAGTTTCGCTCTCGGTTTTTTTTCTTACTAAAGGAATGTTCTTAATTTGAGTCGACTTGATGGCTTCTTTCGATACACAGGTGAGCTTATAGACAATACCTTTATCGTCTGGTGTTGTTTCAGCAGGATCAACACTGATAGGATATAGTGTATAACTTACATTAGCGTCTTTATTATCTTCATACGTTGTAAAGTCGATATTAATCTTTTGTTCTAAGAAATTGAAGCGGTTAAATATGCCAACCTTATCAACGATAATAAATTCTGCAATTACAGTTGGTTCTAGAACGCTCTCGTAAATATCTGCTCTGGCACAGTATGGTGCCAGTTTAAGAACTTTACAATCAATTGGTGTGGTAAGTTCAAACGTTTTTAGTTTAAACTTACCCTCGCGCATTACTACATTTGAACTCATGACTTAAGTTGCTCTATGAATAGTTTTTCTACTTCAGGAAGATATGACTTCTTAATAAGGTTAACGTATCTTTTCAGTTCGTTCTTTTCTTGTTCATAGTCATACGCGCTCACCCTACTCCAGAAATTGGTTTCCAATGCTGGAATATTCACCTTTAGAACATTAACCTCTAACAAGCCTTCTTCTACGGCAACCTGAAAATCTTCTTCGACGTGTTGTACGATAACAGAATTTCTAGAACTATCAAGTGAAACAACGACCGCCCTTGCTCCTGTCGAGGCTTGAGATATAATATCCCCAACATCAAAAGAAGTCACGTCTGCTGCAAGCACCAATTCTAATATTTTATTTGTACTTACGATCCAATCGTCTTTCACGCGCTCATAACCAGCAATTTGGTTATTTGCATTTAATCTAGGCTTCCAATACTTTTTAATTGAAGGACTCAAAGAATCGTAAACGGATTCTGTGATTAAACTTTCATCCGATGCCCAATCATTTCTATAAAATACGGTTTTTTGTCTGGCCGATGATGCCGTACCATACTTTCCAATAATGTATTTCTCAAAATCACTGACGCTTAAGTAATAATCATGATACGGATCTATAATGTCGTTAGAAAGATAGATCATCCAGTCATACTGCGAAGAATCATAGTATGTGTACGAAAGAAAATCTGGTCGAATCAGATCATCTTGAATAACGTAATCAAAGTTAGAATAGATATCTCTTTTTGTTTCTTCTGTAAAATCTACGCGCGCCAAAATGTTCTTGGCCGCCGCGCCGTCATAATCTACAAGCGGAAATCTTGAAAAGTATCTAGACATTATTGATTAGCCTTTTGTGTGAATTTCAGTTTCCATAAAGTCGATTGAAATCTGAATAAACGTTGGTTGCTTAGTTCCTTTAAAGAACGCAGGAAGACCCTGTGGTGAGTAGTTTACAGAAATATTTTGAATTAGACATGGCTTGAATATAATAAGATCTTCGTTGTTTTTCTTCCACGGATATAATTCAATGTCAACAAGCGGTGGATATTGAAGGGCTGCAGTGCCAAGATTGCTAAAAGCAGGCAACGAATATTTCTTCAGTTCATAAATGATTTGTTGAAGTTGTCTGCTTTCAACAGCGTTCCTTGGAGAGAAGGTCCATTGGAAACTGTGTGTTCTCATCTGAACGCCGGAAAAGATCGCTTGAAGATGAGGATTCGGTACGGCTCCGCCGAACTGACCGATAGCATCGTCGGCACCTCTTATCAAGTCCCCAACCTTTTGTACAGCATATGAATACGCAAGCGCTTCTAGTTGTCCTTTGGCATTTTCTCCACCGCCACCTCTAAAGATATCAGTACCTATGTCAGCAAGTCCGCCGGCAAGCGTTCCCATACCTTTCGGATCAATGTTATTTGTAAACTGCTCTTTTAACTCGCGAGGAACCGGAAGAATGAAATTTCTAAGACCCTTACGGACAGCAACCTGTTGCGGACTTGGTCGAGCGTATTCAGTAAACTTCATGAGCATGTAATACTCGCCAATGTCTGGCGGAAACTGTAATAAGCCCTCGTCGGCCTGGACTTTACTATAAATTGACTGTTGAGCATCTACGACGGTTTCTGCACCACGGTTTAAGATGTTATCTACGCAGTCTCTTGAAGAAACTCTGTTTTGCTCTGCAGTTGAAGTACCAAAAAATCTATCAGCTTGTCCGACCGAGAAAGCATCTCCGAATCTTGCTGAAAGTTCTCCAGCGATATTATCAGACAATCCGACCTTCTTTAGACCCTTTGCGAAAACGTCTTCAACGGCGTTTTCTAGTTTCTGTTCTACTTTATTAACAACCTTATCAACCAGGCGATTGGCAATACCTCCTGCGTCTTTCTTAAAATTGTTAATATTCAGGTTGATAAGTGCCATTGGTTCTCTTCTTTGAAAGCGGTCCTTTTATTTATAAATAAAATCATGGCATACAAAGGCTTTTTCAAACCACTAAACCCTTCGAAGTACCGAGGAGACCCAAAGAACATAGTTTACCGTTCTCGTTGGGAGCTCGTCTACATGTCTCGCCTGGACAAGGATCCGACCGTGGTAGAGTGGTCGAGCGAGGAGCATGTGATACCGTATCGTTCTCCGATCGATAATCGTATCCATCGTTACTTTGTGGACTTCTATGTCAAGAAGAAGATGCCAGACGGAAAGACTCAGACGGCGTTGATCGAGATCAAACCAAAGGCGCAGACACGCCCGCCGGTCGTAATAAATAAGCCTAACAAGCGTTACATCAACGAGGTGATGACGTGGGGAGTCAACGAGGCTAAATGGAAGGCCGCTACGGCATTCTGCAAAGACCGTGGCTGGACTTTCGAGATTTTAACCGAAGATCATTTAGGGCTGAAGTTTTAGTGGCAACTGTATTCGATACCATCATTACGCAGGGCGTTCGTTCCGGTCAGATCCCGGCGCGTACTCAGCAGTCTCGTGATTGGTTTCGTGAGACTGCCGGGAAGATGAGAAACATTAACGAGCGCAGTCTCATGAGGGGCGATCAGGCACGCCTGACAAGCACTCCTATTCCTGGCTCGATGTACATGTTCAACTACGATCCAAAGTGGAAGGACGAACTGCCATACTACGACAGATTCCCTCTGGTGTTTCCGTTCCGTAAGGTACCTGGTGGATTCTATGGTCTGAACCTACACTATCTTCCACCGCCACTTCGTGCTCGTCTGATGGATGCGCTATACGATTATGCCAACAATACCCGTTACGACGAGTCGACACGAATCAAACTTAACTATCAGCTTCTCACAAGCATTGCGAAACTGAGGTTCTTTTCTCCTTGTGTCAAGCACTATCTCAACGAGCATGTACGTTCTCGCTTCATGTATGTCTATCCTTCCGAATGGGACATTGCTCTCTTCTTACCAACAGAACGTTTTACCAAGCAGTCGAAGACTCAGGTATGGAACGACTCAAAGAGAATGCTAGGAGTTAGGAAGTAATGGCTGACAAACCGCCAGCTCAAGAAGCAACAAGTACAACACAAACCAGTCCTCTGCGAACAGATCCTTTTTCTCAAGAAGTCGGCGAGATCGTTGTAACGGGTTCTAGAACTAGAAGTTTTAATATTAATAGTTTTAAAGCTGAAATTAATAAAAACGATATTCTACCAACGCATAGCTATCTAGTAACGTTTTCTCCATTTAGACTTGGATCTGAAGCAAACGTTCCTCTTACAGAATTTGTGAGATATAATGCTGATAAATTAATCCTTCGCTGTGAAACAGTAGTATTGCCAACAGTACAGCTTTTAGAAGAAGAAAATATCAGAAGATACGGTTATGGTCCGATAGAAAAGATGCCATACGGTATGCAGTTTAATGATTTATCCATTACTTGGTTGGTCGATAAAAGATCTGAACTAATCGACTTTTTCTATCAGTGGATGAACACTATTGTACATTACGAAACCAGAGGCGGAAGTCAACTTAATGTTGAATCAGACCGAGCTGGACTAAACAAATATTTGGGATACGAGGTCGGTTATAAAGACGAATTTACATGCCCATCTGTTAGAGTTCGTGTATACGACAGAGAACTAAACGCGGTTACTGAGTATATTCTTTACGATGTGTTTCCTATGAATATTCAGTCTCAGAACTTGGCATGGAACCAAGAAAATGAAGCACAGAAGCTTACGGTAACATTTGCGTTTACTAACATGCAAACTCTTGCGCCGAGAGCTTTAAATGGAAAGCTTGAAACCGAACTTGAAGCACAGGCGACAGCCGATGCTGCGGCTGCGGCAGCCGAGAAACAAAACAAGAAAATTAAAAAGAAAGACTATAGTCGCCGGGCCGATCAGAATCCTCAGAACTCTGTCAATGCGTCTTCTCCAAGCGGGGTAAATAATAAACCGCAGCGATCGACTACTAGCAATCAGCCAACTTCAACAACCACTACAAAAAATCTGAGCGGAACTATATTAAATGCATAATGGAGACTTTTTAAAATGACTTTGCCAAAAATTGATCAACCGCTGTTTGATGTTGTAATTCCTTCAACACAACAAAAGATTGTGTTTAGACCGTTCTTAGTGAAAGAAGAAAAGATTTTACTCATCGCCCAGCAAAGCGGTAACGATTCTGAGATCATCCGTGCGATTAAACAGATTCTAGGAAATTGTATTCAGACACAAATAGACATTGATGATCTTGCTATCTTTGATTTAGAATATTTGTTCTTGAAACTAAGAGCTAGATCTGTGAATAACATCATTAAGCTATCTTATAAAGATACTGAAGACGAAAAGATCTACGATTTTGAACTAAATCTAGATGAAGTAGAAGTGAATATGCCAGAACAGGCAAATTCTAAGATTGAAATTACTGATGACGTAGGAATGACAATGAAATATCCTACGGCCGATATCACAGACAAGATGGGTAATATTAACAACGAAGTGGAACTGATGACGTTCTTCATTGTGAACTGTATTGATGTTATCTACGATGCAGACAACGTATACCCAGCAACCGATTATTCTGAAAAAGAAATCTCCGAATTCTTAGACAACTTGGATGTTTCTACATTCGAAAAGATTAGAAGCTTCTTTGAGAGTATTCCTAGACTTCATCACACTATCAAGTACCAAAATTCTCTTGGAAACGACAGGGAGATTGAGTTAACAAATCTCAAAGATTTTTTTATGTGGGGCTGAGCCACACAAACCTGGCAAGATACTATTCAATGGTATTTTCTTTGGCTCAGCATCATAAATATTCTATCACAGAAATTGAAAGTCTGATCCCTTATGAAAGGGATCTTTATGTTGATATGCTAATGGAATTTTTAGATAAACAGAGACAAGAAATAGAGAGTAGAAAGAATTAATGGCCGGACTACTAGACGCCATATCGAGCGCTCTTTCTGGTGGAGGAAAAACTGTTACTGGACTGGCTTCCGGTATTAGCTCCTTACTGTCTTCAAAAGAAGCTACAGCAGATCAAAATAAAAACTCGAATGTAATCTATGCTAGCTTTGGAATGGCTGGCGCGGCTGGAAAACAACGCGTTGTTGGAAGCGGATCTTTGCCTGCAGCCCAAGCAAAAAGCACGTACAGAGCAAAAACTGATAACACCGAAAAGCTTTTGAACGATGTTGTACGCTATCTAGTTTCGATCAATGGTACACTTAAGAAGCAGATCGACTTTGATAGAAGAGTATATGAAGAAAATGCTTTGGCTGCAAGAGAAGCCAAAATCGAACAAAACGATGCATTTAACGAGCTTGGTAAAAGATACGGTGCTAACGATAATCAAAAAGACGGAGCAAAGGGTGGAATATTATCCACTATTCTGAGCGCGCTCGGTTCTATTGCTAAGCTTGGATTAAATGCATTATTTAGCGGTTTAAAAGCAGCCATTAAAGGATTTTCTACTGCCTGGAAATGGTTAAGAGGTCTTTCTTTCTTAAAAAGCATTAAAAGCCTGGCGGGTTTAGTTAGGTCTATACTAACTCCTGCTGTATTGCGCGCTGCGGGGCCAGTCGGGATAACGCTTGGTACTTTGCTTTTTATGGACCAATTTATGAAAAACACGTATAATGAAGCAGATAAATCGCGTAAAGGTTTAGAAAAATACGGCATGAAAGCCGTTATGAATGAACAAGGTTTTACCGAAGGATATGTCCTGCCAGATGGCAAAACATACAAGGCAGACAATCTTCCTTCAAAATATAAAGATATTTTAGATGTATACGGTCCTAATAATAGAGGCGGTACCTCAGAAGCAGCTAGAAAAAGGATCGAAGCAAATCCTGGTGCATACGATCCAGATACAATGGCCAAAGAATTAAAAGGCGGAGAACAGGTTGGTGGTACTGCTCCATCGGCGACACAACCAAATACCACGTCTCAAAATAAGACTATCACCGGTGTAGTAGATGGCGGACGTGGATATACTACAGTAACGTATTCTGATGGAACAACAGAACGTCGTGGTGGAACTATAGCTGCACGAACAAACAATCCTGGGAATATGATGTATGGACCTCTTGCAATATCTCTAGGAGCAGTAGGATCTTCTCCATCTACAAACGGACCACCTGTTGCTGTTTTCCCTACCGAGGCTGCAGGGTTTGCTGCTATGGACGCGCAGTTGAGCCGCCCAAAATATTCAGGTGGACCAATTGGGCAAACACTGCAACAATGGGCAACTGATCCTACGCACGCGTCAAAAGTTATTGGAGCGGCTGGCATAGATCCTAATAAGAAATATACTGATTTAAATCAAGATGAAAAAACAAAATTGCAGCAGTCTATTGCTAAGCAAGAAGGATACTACGCACCTGGATCAGGTCCAACAATTTCTTCTTCATCATCAGATGGAATCATACAAGAGGCTGCGGATGCTGCTGAAGGGGCATTAACATCTGTTGCAGAATTTATTGGATTCCTCGGTGGAAAGATCGTAGGGCGAGGTGCTGCAAGAAATCTTACCACGAGCGGCCCTGATTTTGCTAAACTTATTTCAGACGAATCAAATAAAATTCAAAATGAAATTGCAATGGGCCAGAAGAAAACAGAGACCGCAGCGATGAATATTCCACCGGCTGCTCAATCACTGCGTTCGGCCTCGCCTAACGGTTCAATTTCTGTAGTAGATCCAAATTATTCTAGTGGTGGAATCGACAAATATCTGGCTCACTATAAGTTAGCGGCATAATGGCATTAAAGATTCTTATTACTGCAATCGATACTAATAATACTGCTAAATCTTTTGGCATCGTTGGCTCTGTTTTACTCAACGAGAGTGATATAAAGAAAGCCAATACGCCAGTCGCTGCTAATGACGATGCTGTTTCTTATAAAAAGCCAGAGTTAAATTCTAAGAAGTTAGTGGCCATTATAGATCAACTTTCTATAATGGATAATCTTCTGAAGCAAAAGTTAGACAATCAAAAGATCGCCTATCAAAATAGCAAATTAGCAGAACAGGAAAACAGAATAGAGCGAGCTCGACAGTACGGCGATCTGAGTACAAAGAATAAAGATGCTGAAAGAGTTGGTGGAGGTGGTCTAGGTTTACTCGCCATTGCAGGCCTTGGTCTATTAACGTATGACCCTGTTATGAATGCTATTAAAGGTATCGTGGATTTTGCTGTTGAAGC